CCATTTCTTCATTCTTCCTTCTTTTTAGTTGCCATAGGGCAGTTTACAGCTGTACCTTTATCTTTAGAATTACCAGTGGATAGACCAAAAGTAGCCAACGCACCAGTAAATACACTAGCCACGAACGTGATATCTGAGTTACCTGCTTTTTTAATCATAGGTAACTCTACATAATTCATGGTTATGATAAAGCCAGACCAAACCACAACACCGAGTCTAACGAATGTACCAAGGATTTGGATTTGGTGTTCTTGATCCTCTGCAGCATCTTTCAGCTTTCCGAGGAGTCCTTTTTTTTCTTCCGGTTTTCCTTCCATTTATTAACTTTAGCTTGTAGTTGTTTCTGAACCTTCTTCTTAATTGGTTCAAATAAGGATTGAGTAACAGTCGTCGTTGTTACTGCTATTACAGCTGTTGTTACAGCAGTTACCACTACCGCTGTTTCCGGTACTGGCATCTGTATATCGATAACAGGTATCTTTAAGGTGGGTTGTTCTGGTTGTTCCGTCTTCTCTTCCTTCTCCTCTGCCTGTGTCTCTTCAGGACGCTCTAAATCAGCTGGAGGTACTACGATGGGTTGAAAGGCGGGTACGTCTGCTGTAGGTTGTCTCAGGTACATCTGAGGGATGTATAGACCTTTAGGTAAGTCAGGTGTGGGAAGATTGATTGACATCAGTCAGCAGCTTCTGGGGTATTACCAGCAGCTTTCCATGCTAGAAATTGTCTATAATCTCTATTCTCTTCAAGTTTAGGTATCCAAGTTTCAGTCTTATCACCATTAATACGTTTTACATATTTATGATGTTCTTTACTGCTATCAGAAGGATCTTTAATTAATTTATAAGGTAGTGCCATAATTACATCTCCGCGTTTGCTATAATCATAAATCCATAGTTATAACCACCAGAGCCTCTATCCCATTGGGGCATAACAGCTTTCTTCTCACATTCTACATCAACATCAATATAATCTTGTGGTGAAGTAGCTCCACTATTAACACCAATAAACGCTAGAGTATATGATGGATGTTTGAATTTTTCAGTATCGAAGTAGCAAGCATTACCATAATAATCATCAAAGTCGAAGGATCGCATAGCACCAGTTACTCTTTCATAATAACGTGCGCAATTTTTCCTTTGCTCCATATACTCTTTTCTTAAAATAGGGTTCGTATCCGAACCTTCTTCTAACTGTACATCAGTGATGTATAAGTATTGTCCTGCAGTAGTGTCTGTTACATCGGACCAAATAAATACACCCACATTTTTTGCACCAGCTGTATCAATAGAAACATTTTTCAATGTATATGTAGCCCAACTTGTGGTTGGTGTGAAGTTACCTGTAGTACCTGAATCATTAGCATTCTCATAAGTCCAGTTAGAGACTAGAGTAGGTCTAGTACCTTCAGCTCCCCAAGCATTAACTATATCACTTGTGACTGTATCTGCTGTACCATCCCACGAAATAATTGCAGCTTTAACGCTATCTAATTTATCTACTGCACTTGCTTTCATTTTGAAACTTAAAGATGCAGTACCACCTATAATAGGATAACAATTCAATTGTTCGATAGGTTGGAAAATACCAAACTTTTTATTAGTAGTTTCAACATCAAAACCAATACTCTTTAAAGCTCCAGTCGGTACTGTTGTATTTTGTGAGACATCTACTATATCATTACCATCACTTAAAAGTATCCACTGATCTAATGTATATTTATCATCATTATTTAATGAACTACTGCTAGTAAAACTTGTAGCTCTTTCAGATACTAACATCTCACCATTCATTAAAAAATTTCTAGCACAAACAGACGATATACCTACAAATCCTCCAGTAGAAGTTAATGTACCAGCAACAGTGACATTAGATCCACTCATTGTTATGGCGGTAGCACCGCTAGATTTGATATCATTACCAGTAACAGTAAGATCTCCAGTTGCAATAAGATCTCTAGCTGTAGTAACGTCTCCATTAGAAGCCATTACTACATTAGAAGTACCTGAATTACTAGTATGGGTAAGCTCATTATTTTTTATTTTAGTCATGTTAACAGGCCATAAACGGTTACTTTTGCAGAGAGATTCCCTGAAACAGCATAAAGTCGAAGTCCAGTAAAGGCTGCAGTAGCTGCATCGCAATATCCAGAACCAGAAACTTTCATACTAGTATTATCAGCACCTACACCCCAACCTTCCCAACTAAATGATGGGTAATATGAAGTATTTGTTGGAGTAGCGAATTCCATATGACCATGGAACGAATCCGTTGCAGCATTTCCTATTGTTCCAGTAGTCCATTCACCACGAGCTTCACTACCGGCTCTTTCATTGGTAATCGTATCTGTGTTGTTATACCAAACAAGACTATGAGAAAAATAATCTGAACTGGTTACATATGAACCACTTTGTTTGATTCTCCATAGAAGCATTTGGCTATCACTAGCTGGTCTTACATTTGATAAATAGATTTTCACAAAATCATATGTACCATCAAATGCTGCTGTATTTTCAATATCAATAGTAGCTACATCGCTATATGTAGTTGTAGCTATCTTATTCCATCCAGGCTGCGCTGCAGCTGCCACTGTAGTCCACTCAGGAGCTGTTGCCCCAGAGTTCATTTTAAGAGTTTGAGCAGGAGTTCCTTTAGCTAGTCTTGCTAATGTATTAGCTCCACTAGCATATAGAATATCACCTTGTGTAGTTAAAGTAGCTTGAGAATGAGCTGTTGGTATTGTAACATCAGCATCTGGTAAAGTTACTGTTCTATTTGATCCTGTATTTGTCGGTTTGATAGTAACTGAACCACCACTAGCTCCATCACCTTGTAATTTTAGTGTTGTCATTATTAACCTCCTAAAGCTGATTTAATACCAGCTACATCACTTGCATTATCTATATTTGTTTGCATAGTTGCATATTTAGTTCTGATTGCAGCTCTAGCGTTTTCAGCTGCAGTAGCATCTGCTCCAGGGATATTCAAAGAAATAACATCATCATGAGGTTTGAATTCAGCAGATCTTTTAACTCTTCTTTTGCCATGAGCTATAGCTTTTGCTTTCGTTACATCTTCTATAACTGCATCTGAATTAATAGACCAAGCACCTCTGAATTCACGATCTGTAGGAATTTTGTCGGCATCTACTATTTTGTAAGAAACACCAGAAGGGACATTTTTAATTGATTTGTTAACATCTCCTGTTGGATGTATAACAGAAACTCCTCCATCTTCTGGTCTTGTATAAATAATAACTTTACTCATTGGTCTCCTATGCAAATTACACTAACAACTTGAGGATCTGCTTCACTACCACTATCATCTCTGAAATCCATTTTTACAGAACCAGTAGCCATGTTATAAACAGTTTCAAAACCTCGTGGAGCTGAACTATTACCACTATGACCACCTGAAACAACACAAGCAAAATTAACAGTTGCGAAATCTGTGTCAAAATTTACCGTATAAGTTCCAGTATGGTTATCAGTTATAGAATCGACGTTTAAATGATCTCTAACTGAAACTGTACTATTTCCTCTAAAATTACACCATACCTTAACAACTCCATCATGTGCTGCAGTTATACCAGTGGTTACAGCTGCCCATTCAGGAGCATTAGATGTACCTTGTTTTAAGTAGTGACCATTAGTACCTTTACCTAATCTGACATAATCTGTACCATTATAGTACATGATATCACCAGCAGCATCTGACCCTAATTGAATCTTAGCACCTGTTATTTGATTATTTGCAATATCTGCAGTTTGTACGCAGTCATCTGGCAAACCACCAGCGGCTAAGTTTGTGATAGAACTCGAACCACCACCCATATTTAGGGTTCCATTTGTTGGTAAGGTTACTGTACCTGTACCGTTAATTTGTACTGTCATGTTAAACTACCGTCCAATATTCTCCGGTACCTACGGTAACGGTTTTACCTGATGCCACGGTTATAGGACCAGCGGACATCGCATTAGCTGTAGCACCGAAGTCATCACCAATTGTATAATTCTCAGTGACATTCGGGCTATTTTCATAGAATACTTTATCCGAACCACCTCCGGATGCACCACCAGCTGTACCCCAAGACATAACTCCAGAAGTATCGCTCTTTAATGCTAAACCAGATGTGGAAGGGAATCCGTCTGGAAGAGTGAAAACCTTAGTAGCTGTTACAGCTGCAGGTGCTTTCCAACCTATGTAATGATCTCCATTTGCATCAGCTTCATACCAACGCATTTCTTTCTGGTTATCAAGATTGATATCACCAGTCATTTTATTTCCACCGTCTGTTCTTAGTGTAGGAACACCAGAAACAGTGGGAGCACCTGCTAGAATCCTATCATCAATAGCAGCTGCAGTCATTATATAATCATCACTATCTATAAACGCTTCTGTACTATCAAGTGTTTCAGTAGTGTCATCCCAAATGTTTAATACATCTCGTTTAACTTCTTGTACAGCATAAAGTGTTTGATCAAAGTCTTCATTAAGATCCTGTGATCTAATAGAAGACCCTGAGAAAAAGGTCGCTTTCTTATTATCAGTATCTGTTACTCGATAAATACGAACCTTCTTACTAGAACCAGGGGCTGAATTAAATTGAATTTGTGTAGCACTGGCAAGTGTATAATCAGTTGTAATTGTTTTAACTACATCATCAACAGAAACTTTGATGTCTGTAGTATCGATATATGGGAATGTAAATGAAAACAAGGTCTGGGTGGCTGACGATGTTGTATAAGTATTTTCAGTTGTAGCCATAGTGTTACCTGTTTGTCATCTCAAGGATGCTTTTTGATTTATCAAGTTGTTCTTGACTTAATCCTGGTCTGCTAATTCTATTGAAATCCGCTGCCGCTTCTAATTGATTTGCACGTACAAGTGCAGCAACATCAGGATTGGTTTGAATAGTAGCCCACGCTTTTCTTCTAGCTCTATCCATTATACGTCTGATCATCTTATTATGCCTATATGTCATAGGATTAATTTTTTTATTTCCAAGACGTATATCATTTTCCATCTGCTCTAAGGATTCAAGAACTAAAGGATCTTTAGCTAATTTAGTTAGCTTAGATTCTAAATCCTGATCACCTAAAGCTTTTTGGAATATTGATCTAACAGAATTACTATCTCTCAATGAAACACCATCAGGTGAAGTCATTGTAGATGTACGTAAATCGTAGTTACTACGGAATAGTAATTTACGACCATCTGATTGATCAAAGTTTAATTGTATGGGACTTATAGCATTAAACATTCTAGTTGGTACATCCCAATCTCTGATTGGTCTACCATTTAAAATATCATATTTAATAGGTAATTTATCTCCACCAGCTAATTGCTCCATGAATAAGTTTCTATTTCTCAGTTGATCTTCGAAACCTGAATTTAATTCACGCATGTGTGGTGTAATAACACGTCCAATTTCATTTCTAAGACCTGCTAATGGTATAGTATTGTTTGCTAAACCTGCAAGAATCTTTTCAACTTTCTTAGGATCATTACTGAATAAATCAGCTAATGTATCGAATCCTTGTAAGTGTGTCTTAGAGACAACACCTTTAGCAAGTATTGCAGCATAACTAAGCATACCTTTTTCTACCCATTCATCACCCATTAATCTTTGATTATCGCCTAAATCAGCAATACCAGATAATATCAAGTTGAATGGTTCGAATGATTCATAGCTTATCCATGCATCACCTATTCTAATAGAACGAGGTACCCATCCAGCATCCATCCATACTTTTTTTAATGTGATGTCCGCAGGACCATTACCTGTTAGATTACCATTTAGATAGTGTTGACCTGCCATGAACATAACACTACTACCTAAAGCTAATCTACCATTTTGTAGGGCCTTAGCATTTATTAAATCTTCTGCAGTTTCAATACCGTATTTAGCAACCTTACTTAAATCTTCTGGGTTAGCAAATGCTATATCATTAAACTCTTTAACAAAGAAGTTCAAACCAGGAACATGCTTCATGGTAAGCTCTAACCCATTAATACCAGTTCTAGCAAATAGATAGAATGGTTTAATTGCAGGGTTTTTACTAAATAATTCATCCATGGATTTACCGAATCCACTGATATCTTTACTTAGAGTAGCTTCACCTCTAGCATATTTCAGCATATTATCACTAACTACACCAGTAGATGGATCAAAGATCTCATTATATAATCTGGTTTCATATTCTTTGATAATAGCAGGAGTTACTTCAGGTAATATACCATCTCCTTTAGCATTCCAAGCTAACTGCATTGCCTTCTCTTTTGCTCTAGCACGAGCTAGAATCATAGTAAAAGCATCATCAGTAGCTGCCATTAACTTTGTTGAGTAAGTAAGGAAGTTACTTTGATTAGCTGCACGTGCTATATTAGTTACACGGAATGCAGCTTTTTCACCATCTGTACCTCTTGTCTCAGCCCAATGTCCTACTAAATCCCAATGTTCATCAGCAAGTGTATATTGTTGATATCTACTTTTAATTGTATTTATATCTCCAGCCCAATAACTACTTAATCTACTTTGGAAATACTTCCAAGATTCAGGGATAGACTGTACCATAGCATTTGCAGAACCTAAAGCTTGCTTTAAACTAGAGGCATCTGTACCACCAGTTGAAGCATAACGCATAATACCGCCCAATGTTTGAGACATCGGTCGTGTAAATACAGCAGTAGATGTACCCATAATTGCTCTCAGTGGTGTCTTAGGACCGCTTAGGATACTATTTATCATAACACCCTGTAACTCTCTTGTAATCGCCCCTGTCTGCTTAGTACCATCTTCTAAAGTTACACCTACAAGCTTATTATGCATATAGTTATCGAAGTCTTGCCAATTATGAATTTTATTTGACATAGAGAATGCTTCTAATACAGCATGTAAGAAATCATCAGAAGGTGATTGTCTTGCCATATCAAGCATCATATCAACTTGATTCTTGGTTGTAGCATGCATTTCAAGTAAAGCTTGATCTGCCATACCTTTACCACCTTTTTGTGATAACATTGTATGATAAGCTTCGCTAGCTAAGAATCTAGATCTCTTCATCATTTCCATACCGACAACTAAATTGTCACGAATGGATTTCAGAGGACCATCAATATCATTAAGATCTGCTATATCAACCAATTCTCTAGCAACCATCGCTCTGTCACGTAATTGCTTCATCAAAGAACCTGTTATTAAATCAGCTGCTAAGATATTATCTTGTTGCCATACTTCTCTACCACCAATAGTATCTAATTGTCTATTTAATGGTCCCCAGAATTCTTCTGGATCTAAATCTGCAGCATCTCTTCCACCTATAACTTCCTGCATTCTTTCAAATGCTGCGCCATAATGATCTTCTAGACTCTTACCTTTAGCATTTAGATCTTCCATTAGAACTCTAAAACGAGTGTCACCTATTAAATTCTTTACAACAGCTGGTGTAATACCTCTTTTACCAAGACCGTTATTAGCTAAAGATTCAGCAGCTGCAGGTGTGATAAGACTATCAGTAGATCCCCATTCAGAACCCCACTCTTTATCTATTCTCCATAGATCTTTTGAAACTTGCCAAGGATCACTTATTGAATTAGGATTACCTTGCCATGGATCAGCAATAGGTTTATTTTTAAAACCACCGAATTCATCGGTTTCTAATTGTTGAAGACCTTTTTCAGTAGTTTGAGTTTCTATACTCTTATTCCGTTCTAATATCTTTCTAGCAGCTCTTTCCACATTATCTTCTGGAGGATTCCAACTTCTATATCTACCGCTACGGTCTGCTTGAGCAACCTTAGACATCTCTCTAAGTTGTTCGTCAACACCTAATTCATTAAAATTTATACCCTTATTAAAGAGTTTTTGAGTTGTAGCAGCTCTTAAATTATTATCAATTAGAATTCTCGCAGCATCTTCTGCTTTAGCTTGTCTATTAGCTTGTATTTTATCAACACTTTTTACAGCATTACGATCAGTTTTATGGGTTACACTTAGTTTATTACGTGCTTTACCTATACCTTGCCATGCAAAGTCTGCTACAGTACCTATACCTAATCCTTCACCAACATTCTTAAGTGTTTTAAGTGCAGGGTGATCTGAATCTTTGGTAGTAAGTGGTGTATCAATAAAACCAAAGCGATCTCGCATTACTTGCAGACCATTGGCATCTTGAGAATACTCTGAGAATAAGTCAGACACCGCACCAACAGAAGCACCTCGTACAATAGTGTTTCCACTCAATACAGTTGCCTTTGTAGCTGCAGATAACATACCTGTTCCCTTGCTTATTCTACCAGCCCATCCAAAGACAGGTATAGCCATAGTACCGAAGTGTACACCGCCTCGTATTAAACCACCCCACCATGTTTTAGTTTCAGGGTTTAGGTCATTTCCTAGTGGATTCCAATCTGGTGTATAACCACCTTCTTGTTTAGCTTGTTCAGCCATTTCACCAGTTGCCATATCAATGATACGTTCTGGTGCAGTGAGGATAGAACTAATAGTATCCCTAGCACCCCCAACTACTGCATTACTGAGTTCTTTTACATTCTCTTTGAATCCAAAGTCCTTAGCATCTTTAGCAGCATGAGAGTCTTTAAGTTCTGCTTGGCGTTGTGCTAACGCAGCTTCATTACTAGATTCTAATTTCTCCTCTTCTTTAATATCATTTCTGATTTCACTTAATTCTGAATTAGTAGCATCTAAAGAGTCTTGGAGACCAACTGTGTCAATATCTGGCATTATGCAGTACCTCCAAGTGAGGGTAATAGTACATTAGGTTGATTACTCCAATGATTTGAATTTATATTAAATTTACGTGATTTAATACTAGGTCTATATGATGCAATATTTCTCTGCTTTGCTCTATTATTAAAATTATTAGCAATGTTTTCATCTCTATCATGTTCAGTGTTGTTATTAATTACACGTAGAGATTTAGATAATGATGGGAAATTATTTAATAAATCTTGTTCAGTTATTGTTAATCCCTTTACCTCTTTAACAATACTAGGTTCAATTAAATCACCCTTACCTGCAGCTTTATATTGATCAGCTGCAAATTGCCAAGCATCCCAACCTTTCTGACCGTATGCTATATGCCTATAAAATTCTGGTAAAGGCTCTCCACCACCTCTTTCGACCCATTTTTCTAATTCTTTAATTTGATTTTCTGTATTTGGTATAAGTGTTGTACTGTTACCACTTTTCTTTAGAAACTCTTTAGCTGATTTATATGTTTGAATTTTATTTTCATAAGCACTTTTATTCCATCTAGTAGAATAAGGTGAGAATATCTGAGTAGCTTTCTTAGGTATTTCACTGTTTACTTTTTCCCAAGCATCTCCAGAGGAAGCACCACCAACTCTAGCTTGAGTCCATATTTTCAAAGCATCTCTTTCTGCACGTTTTTTAAAAGCTACTGCTGCTGGTGATAATTTATCATCACCTTCCATACCAAACTTTTCTCTAACAGCTGCCTCTACTATTTCATTTATATCAGCTAATTCAGATTGATTAGGTGTGTATTGATTAGGTCTTTCTTCTACTAAACCTTGCTGCCTATAAGTAGCTTGCATAGTAATAGGTACGCCTTTAAGATCTTCTTGAGTTAGCACACCACCGTTTTTTACACGTTTATATTCTAACCATTCTTTAAGAGGCATACCTTCTCTTGTTTGATTAGTTAAATAATTTTTAATAGATTCAGGTTGATTACCTGGCGCTAATCCATGCTCATCATTAAATAGACGTGCTATATGGAGTAAATCAGCTTGTGTTAAAGGTGGTTCACCATTTGCAATTCTTTCATTTTCAACTTTAACTAATTCCTTCGCTAACTGTGCATCAGCATTTTCAACTTCTTCCTTCTTTAACTGGATCTTATCATTCTGACCCTTGATAAGTCTTTGATCTAACTCTTCACGTGTAAGGAATGCTTCCCAATTTTCACCAATTGTAGTTTCTTTACCAGTTTGGTGGTGTATAAATTTATGAGCTTTAAGTGATTCTATCATCGATTCATCATATACACCTTTATCTACACCGTCTAAAACTTCTTCCCAAAGTTTATTAGCAGCAGCTCCTCTACTACCAAGATAGTTACTTAATATTTCAATTTCTCTTAGAAAAGATTCACCAGAACCTTGGTTAGAAATTAAAGAACTATGTAAGTTATTATATGATGTATCTACCCTATCTTGTATGAATCGTTTCCTTTCTGCTGTAGCAAATTCTTGATCAGCATGTTGTTGGTTTTTAATTACCGTACCAAATAAATATCTATTCAACATGTTTGAAGATATACCATCAAATCGTGATAAATAATCTTTATCCATTTGGGTTTTTATCACGGCTCTAATTTGAGGAGACCATGCCTTACCTTGTAAATCTTTATCTGTTAAAGCATATGTTCTAGGATTACCTTCCTCATCAGTAATTGGGAAATCAGCCCATCTCTTTTTTATTGCGCTTATAGCGTCATTTGGTAATTGATAAGATTTATTAGAAAGTTCCTGCATGTCGCCAGCGTGTCTACTTGCTGCATGCTTTAAGAAATTTTCTGTTAGACTCCTTCGTTTGAAGAAACCCATGTTTTCGATTTCACGTAATGTAGATGTATCAAGTAAATCTTTAAGTCCACCTCCTACTATCTTTGCATTACCGATTTCATTACTTTTAATCTGTTCATCACCTCTAAGGAAAGCTGCATACTTCTCGGTAGTGATACCCATTTCTGTCAGTCTTTTATGAAGTAAAGCTCCTTCAGTCTGTTGATCTAATATTTCTTCTTCTATTTTCTGCTGTCCATAAGCATAAGCAGTTTTAGATAGTTGCTCTATAAATCTTACGTGCTGTGAATCTTGGATTTCCAGCATCCGATTATTATGAGCTATACGTACATTATCTCTTTCTTGAGTCAGTTCTAAATCTCTTAAACCAGATTTATGTAGATATTCATAATCTTGAAATAAATCTTCACGACGTCTTCGAAGTTCAGGACCGATATCTGGTATTTGAATAGAGTGTTCAGCGAAACTGCCACCTTGTGCAGATCCTTGGAAGGTAAGATTACCTAAGTATTTGTTTTGTCTTGCCATAATTTACCACTTTAACTCCCCTGGTGCCGCATTACCTGCTTTTGCACTCCAACCAGCACCAGCTCCTGCAAGTGCCGCAGTTCCTACATCAGCAAATGATAGAGCAGCAACAGACTGTCTTGCTATAGGTGATTGTAAGTTAGGACCGCCACCTGTTCGAGGTGTCCTCATCCTTGGTGGTATCTGTATCTTAGAATAAGCACTAAGATCTGATTGATACTGTTTACCTGCAATAGCACCAAACCTAGTCTTAGCTTGTGTTCTAGCACTTAGTTGAGTTAATTCAAGAGCTTTAGCAGATCGACCATATTCAGCTAAAGAGTTTAACATATCTGCTCTAGCTCGAGATTTACTGGTACTTGTACCCATACCTCTAGCTCGTTGTTCACCTTCTACCAACGCTAATTCACGTTGTAATTCATTACGTGTAAATGCAGCTTTTGCAAATTGTTCATTTAGTTTCCATTGTTCAGCAGCTAATGCACCTGTTGCTGCAGTTCTATTTAATTGAATTTGTTGATTATATTGATCTATCATTGTACCGTAATCGTCTACGGTTTGTGCATTATAATCAGCAATTTGCAGTTTTTCTATCTCAGATGAGTAGGCTGTCTGAGCTGCTTGATTAGCAAAAGCTCTTTGCTCAGCAGCATTTTGATATTGAGCTTGTCTATTAGCTGCTTTATTTGATTGATATGAACTGAACAAAGATTGAGCTGCAGATATACCTGCTACTGCCCATAATGACATTAATTTAACCTCCTTTTGTTATACACGACTGTAGAATTTTTTATTATACTTACCTTCCCAAGTCATGCCTAGAAGGCTAACTGGCAACGGCGTATCACCAACAATACTTAGTGATATATTATCATTACGTTGATATATAGGTACATCATGTACAGCTTCTGCAGCCATACTAACTTCATTTAATTGTGAAGTACCAGGTTTAACAACACTAACTGTTTGTGTTCTATTTGGTATACCAGTTAAATTTACATTATATTTTACCGGACCACTAAGACCTGTAGAGATTTTAACTCTATGTATGATTAAATCAGATGTATAATCAGATCTAATACCAGTACCCTCTCCGCTCTTTGTATAATACATCTTAGGTAGTTCAACAGTCATAGTATAGACATAACCTATAATCAAGTTCTTGCCTCTATAATCACCATTGATATCTACATATTCAGATCCTGCTGATCCTTCAACAGTTGGATAAAGTATAGCACCAACGGACGCATCAGTAGCTCCTAAAGTGCCTCCAATATAACCACCTAATGCTACAACAGCAAATGTCTTACCTGTTATATGTGTGAATGGTAAGAAGATTCTTGTTTTACCAGTTAATTGATTATATGTTCTGTAAGGATTTGTATTATACATATCCATACATACATCAGTTTTCTCACCTGTAGGTAGTGTTAAGAATCCTTCTTCACTAGCTTGTCTAAGGTCAATAGAATTGACTGATACATTACTACCGTCAGATGTTACTGCATAGAATGTACTAGCATCGAAGAATTGATCAACAAGTGTACCAGTTAGATTCCATTTGTACCAAGTAGAAGCTTTTCTTCCTTCACCTGTTTGATAAAAACGGTATTGATATAACACATTAGTACCTGTATTACCTAATGAAAGCATACTCATACCTGGAGATGCTGTAATATTATCTATAGCAGATGGTACTAATTCAGGTACAATACCTGTTGTATTAAATGTAGTAGGAGGATCAGTTGTACTAATATTAGCTAATTCAAATATCCTAGTATATAGAGGCGTCTTAGAAATAAATGCTAATGAACTACCTAAGTTCACTGCAGGTATAGCAGAATCACACTCATAAGCTGAAAGTGTATTAATCTTTGCAGTCGATGGACTCAAAATATCAGAGTCAGTTGACAGTAAGAATTGTTCAGATTCACTGAATATAACTAAACCAGCACTTGTTGTTCTAATATAATTCAAAAATACAGGTTTAGTAGAAGATGCTGATATATCAATTGGATCATCAGCCGCTGCAACTTGAGCAGAACCTGCCCAGAAATCATAGAATGATGCAGCTTTACTCATGACAATAGATCCACCACTTAAGAAACCAAAACGGTTCCTAAAGAAGAACATATTTCTAATAGTATTACCAACAAAAGACGGTGTAGGATTAGTTAATTCATCACCTACATCTCTGTTTTCCCAAGCAATAGGTTCGTATTTAAACGACCCATCAGCTTGTCTTACTAACTGATGAGGCATAGTCAACGGATCAAATTTATATGTCAGACCAGGCTCATTAGATTCTTCCCATGCACCAACACCGTTAGCATTAGATCCAGATGTGGAGAATTTAACCCACATATCATCTGCAAGTATGTTATCAGTATTGATTATTTTACACTTATAACCATCGACACACTGTAATGGTAATCTAGATATATCTGTAATTCTATCTGTAAATGCATATATAGCATTCTCTTGTGGACCACCAGCAACTTTAATAGAAGTTACAAGTGTTATATGTATACCAGGTCCAACAGCAGTAGCTACACAACTAGCTGCCGCACCTCCTGCCGCATTAATATTAGTTACTAAGTTCGATACAATAACAGTGGCGTCAGCATCACCTGCTGAAGCGTCTTGTGGTGTAGTATAACTAATGGTAACACCGTTTAGAATTACTTCATATTTAGAATTATATGAAGTCACATATATAACAATGAAAGCTTCATTAGTTAAAGCAGGTACTAAATGAGAAGTCATCGCTACTGTCTTCTTTTTATTTAAGACATACGTATAGTCATTTAGTGTTAATAACTCTATATCATCAGCAGTTGCACCACGTAGATACCCATCATCAGGTAATCCAGGTATGGTACATGCAGTTACTTCTGAATCATAGTTGCCTTTAGCAGTTGCTTCAGCTGTTACAGCATTATTATAATTTGTCTGCGCTGTGCCCATTGCAGATGTTGTTGTGTTTAACTGTGCTTCTGTATGAGTAGGTTCATTTACTTCAATAAGTTCATATAATTTAAGTCCGGTAGAAGCAAGGTGTGGATTCTCATCTGTCATCTCCTTACCTCTTTGCCAAGTTAATTCTGTAACTTTAAACTTAGCATTACCACCACCTGTGGTTATTGTAATAACTTCATCTACTTTATAACCAGTTGTAGTAGTTAAAGATCCTCCAGATTTAACAATCGATGTTGTTGCAATAGTAACTACAATAGCAGCTCCACCACCACTCCCTAAAGAAGCGTCAGCAATCGTGATAGTTTCTCCTGCATAATATGCATTACCACCATTCACTAATGTAATTGTAGGTACACCGTCTTGATCAACTACAATATCAAACCTTGCTCCTGATCCAGCTTTATTCGCTGTACCAGTTACATCAGTATAATTACCTTGTGTTCTGCTTGCATCTAAGACACCATTATGTGTAAATGTTGATACAGCATACGTTTCAGACGGTGTTGCTTCTGGTTCAACTTTACCTGCAGTGTTAGTTGCAATATCAACCACTAATCCTGTACCTGATCCTGCGGATGTTGTAGCATAACCCAATTGTACTACTCTAAGTTTTGCATTACCTCCACCACCTGATACAGTTATCTCATCTCCAAGTGTATAATTATTACCAGGTGCGTTCACAACGGCTGCTGTAACTGCCCCTGCAGATGTAGTTGTATTAACAGTTAGAGCGGTTCCTCCTCCTGTTGTTGCTACACCTGTTCCATTACTATATCCACTACCACCTACTGTTACTGCTAATTTATAAACCGATCCTGTAACAATTTTATCAACTATTACTTGACCTCCAGTACCACCAGCGACTGTTAAAACGTCACCAACTTTATACCCTTGACCAATAGCATTGATTTCAACCGTTGCTAGAGCACCTGTGGATACAGTGGTTGTGAGTGTTAATCCAGACCCTGAACCACCTGAAGTTGCTGCAGCAGCTACTGCTGAGTAACCTGAACCAGTTGCACTAATGTGTATTTGATTAGCAGGTCCAACACCTATACCAGCTCCATAACCTGTACCTTCTACAGTACGTTCTAACTTATAAACAGGTGCAGATATATTATTATCTGATACGCTAAGGGTATCTCCATTCTTTTTGATAGTATATGAATCATTTGTTTTTCGTTGTGAAATACCTGAAATCAAGGACTCAGTTATTGTACCGATACCACTATCATAATCTTGTGACGTTTCCCATAAAGAAGATTTAGTATTACCTTGTCCATCATTAGCTTCTGTGAACGCTGCTTGTGAAGTATTCAATGCAGTTGTTTTATCTGATGTATCCTGTATTGAATTGTTATATGCTAATAAATCTGTTTGTAAATTTGTGTAATTACAACCAGCTGGTACACCAGTATCATCGCCCATGTCAACTTTACGTGGACTACCGTCTGTCAAACTCCATACTCTAAAAGTATCGTCAGCGTATTGTCCTACATATTTTTCATCTTCATCTCTTAATATAGAGAACCATTTACCATAAGCTTTTACAGCAGTTACAGTAACAGTAATAGCAGCACCACCGCCACTTCCTAAAACAGAGTCAGCAATAGTCAGTGTATCATTCTTTGCATATCCCTTACCACCGGATGCTAGGTTAACCTCAACACCTAATGAGTGTATAGCAGTAATAGTTAAAACAACCGATGCAGCACCGCCACTTCCTAAGGAGGAATCAGCAATAGTAATTGTTTCACCTGATGCATTATAACCTGCACCACCTGTTTTAGCAGCACGATTATCTAAGGTAACAATAGGTTCACCATCGGATTCAACTACAACTTTTAAATCACATCCTGTACCAGATGCGCTACCACCAGCGTTTGCTACGTAGTATGTCCCTGCAGTCCTGTTACTTGCAGCAACTCCATTGTGTGTAAAGGTTTTAACCTCACCAGCTACCTGTGCGTGTACGTTGAATGTAGCTCCTGTACCTGATCCACTACTTGTACTAGCTACAGCTATGTATCTTCCAGCAGTTCTACTACCATCACCTACACCATTATGTGTAGCTGTTGATATTGCTGTGCTTATATCTTCTGCATTATATAGATTACTAATAAATTTACCACCAGGTCTTTTCAACATACCTAACGCATAATCAGGGTATGTGTTTATTGCATCAGATACTTGTGTAGGTATCTTTTTCTTATCAGGTTGTTGTGATATTCCATTTAAAAAATTTGGAATATTTTGTGTGATTGTACTCATCTTTGCAAAGCAGCGTAAGGTTGATAACCGACGTGATAATTCTCCTCATCTTTCCAACCGAAGATGGAATAATCTCCTTGTTTAGTTTCTTGTTCTAATGCTGCAGCTCTGGTAGCGATTTCATTCTGTTCTAAAAGTCCCCAAATCTGGGCATCACCTATCATTCTGATAGCACATAAACGTGCAGCTTTCGCAGTTATATATGCTTGAATAGCTGGTGGCACTTCTTTGAAATCCCAAAACCAAACAACATCACAAATTAATTCTCTAGCAGATGTGCCGTCTTTCCATTCATAGGTATGATTATATTTATCATACAACTTACCGTTACGTCTAACAGGGTTATAATCGTCAAAGTGTTGGTCTCTATATGTGTCTATTGATAAAGCATTCTCTGGATATTCAATCTCAAATGTAACAGAGTCTGCTGTTAATGGGTAATGCTTCTCTGTGTTAAAATGCCACCCCTCCGATTGTACAGTTTTATTCACTTCTCTAAGTGTATTTAAAACTATACCTACTTCAGGATTTTGTAGGTCCAAGGTGGTGACGGGAGCCTGCCCCACCGAGCTTAGTATTTGATTGACAGCATCCAGTTCTGTGGACACAGCATAAGTAGGGTAGGTCATGTTAATTTATATAAATAAAAAAAGGAGGGTAGTGAAACCCTCCCAATGTGTATGTTAAGTACGGGGAGTTGCGGTACCATTGGCATATCTTCCACTATCTGTTTCAATAGTAGCAGTGTTACCATAAGCATATCGTAGGTTACACGTCTCTGAATAAACTTCAGAAGTAGGGTGACCTGCAGTACCTTGTGTTTGAGATACCGACCACCTCAATGCAGTCGTTTTGTTAGCAGTAAAGTTATTACCAGCAAGAGTACCTGAAACGGTAGCCTGTGGTAAGATAACTTTGCTGTTTCCTGATGCGGAGGTGCCGTCAACTTCAGCTTTAGTAGGACCAGAAACCCCGTTGTTTCCAGCTACAGCTACATAATTTAAAGCCATAATATTGTATTGTTATCAGCAACCGTTAGTTGCAGCAAGATCGCAAGATCCTGTAGCGACAGCAGATCCGGCAGCTATTTCTAAGGATGTTGTACCGCTCGAATGAACAGTCCATCCAAACTCCAAAGGAGAATAAGGGTTGTAAGTTATAGAATCAAGTCCACCTATACCATTGGTTAGTGTTCTTGTTCTATTCTTACCAGGTGCAACGGTCATAGTTACCTCCTATTATACTGCTTGCAGTTCGATTGCAGCAGCAGGGTTAAGTGTTGCGGCACCCATAGCCAAGCGTCCTAGAATTACATCTCCTTGGTATAAAACCGACACATCACCAGAAGTCACTTGGACTTGAGGACCAATAGCTTCCACTACACCAGCTGCGTCTTTCTGATAGATAAGACCTGCATGGTTTGTGAAAGTACCAGAGTAGTCGTTGTTCTCACCAACTTGAGAAGTAACAGCACCTGCCAAGAATGGAAGGTTGTTAGAACGTCTGATCTTAATCCCAGCAATCTCATAGAGACCTTCGCCAGAATTTAGGTTACCTTGATTGTTACCGTAGTCACGGTTCAAGATATTTGTAGATACCTGAGACACAAGAGCGTAGTACTGACGAGGTGCGAGTACTGCTGTACGTCCTGCTTTAGGTACATTCTTTTCATCTAGAATTGAAGCTGCTTCGAAGAATGCGTCAACCAAATGTTGAGCACTATATTCGTTACCAGATCCAAGTTTGATGATAGAACCACCTGGCTCTGGGCCTGGTGATGCTGTGATTGGGTGTGCAGACTGAGCTGACTTAGCTATTTGACGGAAGATCTTTTTGTCATATGCTTCAGCTAGAGCATGACCAATCTTCTTGGAGATCTCTCCACGTAGGGAGTAGTGAGCCAGAGTTTCATCTAGGTCATATACAAATGCACTAGAAATGAGAAGGTCGTCACAGACGATTGTCTTCTCTGCTACTGGAGGATCACCCGAGCCAAGGATTGGTTCACCTGGCGTATGGTATGCGGCTTGCATACGGCCAGTGAAGATGAATTGTAAAGATTTACCATTCTTAAGGGTACGACGTTGTACGGTATCACGTGCAATCGTAGCACTCTCATAAGCTTTGAACAACTCTCCGCTAAATAACTTTAGATAGGTTGCGTACTTGGTATCATAGGCGTTAGAACCAGAGGTGCTGGTCACCGCCTTATTAAGGGTACCTAGTACGGTTTGCGTGGCTGATGCCATTGTTATAAAGAGAGTAGTATAATTTACAGACTCTCAACGTTGAGAAATTTTTTTCGCGTTATATTTGTGGTCTATCCCACCGTCTAGACAGCTTAAGGGTATCCTCGTAAGGGCCAAAAGCCAAAGCGGGTAACCGGATTCGAACCGATGACAATAGCTTGGAAGGCTACAGTTTTTCCACTAAACTATACCCGCAGAAGGGAGTGTTACCTCCACTTCGAAGTAATTTAGAACTTCTTAATCTCTACACTTGTACCTTCGAGTACAATAACAGGTGCAGCGTTATCTGCATACTGTGCGAATTGTAAACTAACAGTACCAGCAGTAGCACCATTTTCAATTACGACGTGCCAGTTTAAGAAACCTTGTGTTCCTGCAATGTTCTGTTCAATAACAGGGTCAGCTGCTACATCACAATCCAAAAGTGCAGTACCATCAGGCTCAAGTCCAGTTCCTGTTGAATGGATTGAAGTAACTGTTGGTGTATCTAGTTTGAACTTAGCTCTACCTGTGGTATTCTGAGTCCAAGCAATTGAATACTTAAGAATCATCCTTTCATACTTGCCGATGGCAATGTCCAAAGGTGTGATTGATCTATAAGTATCACCTGCAGAAGATGCAGCTGTTTGGTCACTAGCAGGACCATAGCCAGCATTATCTGTTTCCCACTGTTCGTCTAGTACTTTAGTTTCCCAAACAGGAGAACTATAAACTACTCCACCTGTGGTGGTATTAGCATGATAAGGCATTTGTTTAAAAAATGTTATGGGTTAATCGACTCACGTAGTTCCGCTACGCAAGCATCTAATAGTTTTCCGTGGTCTCGCACGGTGGGCAGGATCTACAGTGCTCATGTTCATACATGTGTAGACCCTCTATTAAAATAAAGAACCCCAAAGGCAATAAAAATAATGCCAATGGGGATTCAAAGAACTTCATCAGAACTTATACTTAGCACCGATTTTAGTTCCGTATGCATTGTCAGCATCTTCATCAGTAATGAAGGATACTTCACCATACACATCGAACTTCTCTGAGGCTGCGATAGTTACACCACCTTTACCTGAGAATTCACTAGAACCATCCACTGCGTCACCGTTGACAAGTGCAGGACCACCTTGAACATAGTATCCAAGTTCTCCTACTTCGCCCTCGTAACCGACGTGAAGGTCAGTAGTACGGGAAGTATAATCATTGCCTGTATAAGATGCGTTAGACTCGACGTTTACATAAACGCCAGCCATTGCAGGTGCGGAAGCGAGAGTTGCCGCTAG